TTACTTTCCGAGGTCGATCAAGCGGGCATTGCCAGCTTTGGCGACAAGTCGGCCTTCTTTGGCGGCGAGCGTATCGATATTGTCCATGAAGTCGTTGAAGCGTGGCTTCCAAATCGAGGTGTAAAACCATTCAGGGCGGGTGCTTTCGTTCCAGAGTTTTCGGGTGTAGAGCAGCACTGCGTTGTTGAAATCGACTGCGATCACATAGCGGATTCCAAGTCCTTTGAAGTAGCTCGCCAATGCATCCGGGCCTTGCTCAAAAGGAATCCCAGGTGGTGGTGAAGAACCACCGACTGCATTAATTGAATACATCGGATTGCGCTTATAGTCTAACCAATAGCTTGCATCAACCATGGTAAGGATTTTCTCACCTGCCGGTACAAGCCCTTGGAGCTCCTCATAAGCTTTTCTCAGATTTGGATCAAAAAATGGTTTTACCTCTTTCATTTGGTCGGGGAGTCCAGTGATTTGTTCGTTCAGCTCTTTGCCACCTTGGCTTGAGCCGATGATGATGAAGAACAGCAACGCGGCCGCAGATGCTGCAATTGGCATGCGGATTGGCTCGTTGACTGAATCCTGTTGGTTTTCAGCCGCAGATTTTTGAAGCAAGGCTGCAATCATCCACATGGCAAGAGGAACAAAAATCGGATATAGGTAGCGATAGAGATCCAGAAATGCGAGTGCACTGAATCGATGAAGAATGACGCCGCTGGCGATCATGGTTCCCCAGAGGATCGGTTTTGTATCTCGTTTGACAGGGTAGAAAGCGGCAATAGCAAGCAGTGCCATCATCGCTAGGGCTTCTGGCGCAGTAAAAAACGCGAGTGTGCCAGTGACATTCTTGAGCGGCTCTTGGAACGAATAAGTCTGGAATGCCTGGCTGACAAAACCACTAAAAGGCGGTACCATTGGGGTGCCGTTAGACGCGTAAAGCACCACCATGAATGGGGTGAGGACAGCTAGAGCTGTTAGACCGATTGTTGCAAAAGGAGCGATTGCGTTTGGCAGTCCGCCGCTGCGGTAACTGCCCCATAGATCACGAAGCGCCAGAGCAAGTAAAACGGCACCGGCTACTACGGTGAACGTCGGGCGTATGGTGCACGCGCCGGCCAAAAGAAGTCCAACTGGGATGAATGCTAACCACTTCCGCGATTTTACACTGAAAGCACGTTCAAGGGTTGCCAGCATTCCGATGAATAAGATGCCTCCAGTGATTGCACCGTTGGTACTAATGCGTGGCACGGGCACGAGCCAGAATGCGAAGAGTAGCAGGAAGCGGACCACCGCTTGTTGACCGCGTAGTCCGCGAGTGGCATGCACGAGTAGGCCAAACATCATGACCATCGCCAGTCCGCGGTCTGGGACGTGGCCATTGCGCTCGGCTCCGACGATCATCACCAGCGCCTGCAACAGCGCTTGTCCGCCGAAGGTGCCTGCTCGCTGAAAGCTGAATGGTTCGATGAGCGTGCCGGTGGCGAGGACTTTCTTTGGCAGCATGAGGTAGCAAATCAGGTCATCGTTCGGATCAATTTGATTGGACCAAGCGATTGAGGAGGCGAAGGCAATCGCGGCAAGGAGGTAGAGGATGAGATCGGATAGAGGGAAGTTAAACGTTGAGCGTGATACTTTGCCTCCCACGAGGCTGCTCACACCATAAAATAGGCCGAGTGCGGCACCTAGTACGACGACTGCAGTGAGAATGGGGGTGATGGCGAGATGGAATGCCATCAGAAGCCCGCCGATTGCTAGGACGGTTGCCATGCCCCATGCCGAGGTGAGTCCCCAACCGAGATCATCGAACTCCGTGCGATTCAGTGCGCGGCGCAAGGTTTCTCCGTACCCGAGAAACGAGACGAAAATGATGAGGCTCCAGAAAAATACGGGCAAATAGCTGGGATGCATCGGCGAGGAGATTGAATGATGAATGTTGACTGGGCTGCGCGTGCGCTGCGTGAAAAGGCAAGCCGGCCGAATCAAATCGGGAGCTTGCTTACCTTGAAGATGCTAGAGACCCGATCGAAATGATCAAGGGATATTGCTCTGGCAGATAAGTGGCTAGGATTGGCGCGGTCGGTCTTGCCACTTCTTCCATGGAGGTGCTTTGTCCCTCCAGGTCGAGGCTGGTAATTCGTCATCAAACTCTGACCGCTGTCCGATACCGCGAAGCAGGCTGCTGATCTCTTTGGCTTCGTGGAGTAGCTCAAGCATCCGCTCAGTACCGAGTCCGGGCTGCTTCATCTCTGTTTTGACTGCCGCATCCCGCCGTTGTAAGACCGTTGCGGAGAGTAGGGAAAGCGCTTGTTCGGCAGCCTGCAAGCCGTCGGATGGTGCTCCGTCTTGTGGCATCGTTTCGCGGGCAAGTGCGAGGCGATCCGCCTCCGATAGGCTGCTCATGAAGGCGTTCACTGCTGCATTTGATGATGGATCGGGTGCCGCACCCAAGATCGTTTCTAGCAGTGAAACGCCTTCTAGCCAATGATGGGCTTCGTACAATGTTTCAAATTGTTCTCCGAGAAACCGCTGGGCGGGTCCTGAGGAAAGCGCTAGATGGCAAAGCACCGCGACGATCCGGTGTAATGGGGATGGCTCAGCAGGGGTGTTCGAATCCGTTAGGTCGGTTGATTTTTCGGTGAAATTCCTTTTCGGCTGTGCCTTTGCACGAGCGATCGCGTCGCGCAAGGCAGTGGTCGATGTTTGGAGGTGGGTGGCTACGATGTTGATCTGGTTTTCTCTCGCCGCGAAATCGGTCATGAGGGAAAGCAGGTCTGCGCAGTCTTTAAGGGCCGCTGAGCGTTCGGTGGCAGAGTTGAATGCTCCGCTTGCTTTGGCGCGTTCGAGTTTGAAATCGAAGAACTCCTTGGCATTTGCGAGTAACTGCCGGAATGCCGCTTCACCATGGGATTTGAGAAAGCTGTCTGGGTCGTCGCCGGCGGGCATTTCAACTACTCTAACTGAAAGGCCTTCGGGGACCAGTTCGCGATAGGCCTTCTCGGTCGCTGCCAGTCCCGCGTTGTCGGCATCATAACAGATCAGCACGCTGCTGGTGTAGCGTTTGAGGAGACGAGCATGTTGTTGTGTACACGCGGTGCCGCAGGTGGCGATGGCGTGAGCAATCCCCAACTCGTGGCAGCAAATCGCGTCGATTTGTCCTTCGCACAAGAGGGCAGCTTTTTCTTTAAGGATGGGTTTGATCGCGCGGTCGAGTCCGAAGAAGACCCTGGATTTCTTGAAAATGGGGGTCTCCGGCGAGTTGATGTACTTCCCGCTGTTTTTATTCTCACGGAGTTGCCGACCGCTGAATGCGATGACATCGCCCATTTCATTACGAATCGGGAACATCAGGCGGTCTTGAAATCGCACGAACAAACCCGAACGGGGTTGGTTGTCCTCTTTCAGTTTCACGAGGCCCGAATCTACGAGGTCGCGGCCGCTGAATTTCCTCGATCGTGCCCAATCCAAAAACACTTGCGGCCGATCTGGCATCCAGCCGACTGACCAACCCGCAGCCATCGCGCTACCGAACCCGCGCGATTTCATGTAGGCTCGCGCATGCTCCGCCTCAGGTGCGTGCATCAAGCATTCGTGGAAAAATGCAGTAGCCTCACGATGAATGTCTAACAAACGTCCGCGCGCCCTTCGCGATTGGTCGGCATTGGGATCGGAATCCTCTTCGATGATGTGGATGCCCGCACGGGAAGCCAATTTGCGCACTGCATCGACGAACGGCAGATTCTCGTGATCCCGCACAAACGCGATGGCATCGCCGCCCTTGCCGCAGCCGAAGCAGTGAAAACGTTGGGTCGATGGTGTGATGTAGAACGAGGGGGTCTTCTCATGGTGGAACGGGCAATTCGCTCGGTAAGCCGAACCTGCCTTTTTCACCTGAATGTAGGAACCGATCAAATCGACGATGTCTGTCGCTTCGAGTACTTTTTCTACGCTGTCTTTTGGAATCTGGGTCACGGTTCTTGCTGTGCGAAATCTAAGCCTCAGTACCTGCATGGCGAAGCAGGAATTTTAAAATCCGCTGAAAAGCACTGAATTGCTTGCCAAGTCCGTGCCCATTTCCTAATTCTTGCGCCTCAAGTCTTCACCTCGCGGGGATTTCTGGCATCGCATGCTTAGCTCAGTGGTAGAGCACATCCTTCACACGGATGGGGTCGCAGGTTCGAACCCTGCAGCGTGCACCATTCTTCAGTGAGAACAGTGGCACTTTCCTTGATTTATCAAGGTTTTGAATTCATCGCTTTGAGGTATTCTTGCGCTGTAACCTCATTTCCATCGGAACAAATCGGAACAGTTAGAGGTGTTAGATTGAACCACGTTTCGCCCTCTTCTCGGTTCTTCGGGTTGTGGTAGTGCCGCTTGAGCATGGCCTCGGAGTTGCCCATTTCCTCGGCGACTTGCGGCAGGGAGCGAATGATGGCATTGCGGTAGGACCCGTAGGAGTGGCGCAAGGCGTCTTGCGGCCAACCTTCGTTGGGGAAGACGAGCTTTCCTAGGCGCGTGGTTTCCCCGGCTTCGCTCGGGTTTTGGGGGCAGACGGGCCCTGTCTGACCTGGGCGAATGCCGGCCCATTCGAGCCAGTTGCGGGTGCCTGGCAGCAAGGGGATTTTGCGGGGGGTTTTGGTCTTGGAGACTTCGGAGGGCACATTGATGACGGAAAATTGCCAGTCGATCTCCTCTCGGTGGAGGCCGCGCTTGCCTTTCTTGGACATGCCTTTGCGGGTGGGCGGGGCGATTTCCTCCGGGCGCATGCCGGCGAATGCCCCGAGGACCAGTGCCGGGCGGAAGGGCAAGCTGATGTGGGCGGCAAGGGCGGTGAACTCGGCGGGGGTGAGGACGCGGCGTTCGTGTTGATCGAGCTCTTGGCGGGGGATGCGCTCGGCGGGGGTGACTTCTTTGGGGTAGAGTTTTTCCCAGATGCACCAGTTCCAGAATGCGACGAGGGCACCCCGGACTTCGTTGGACGTTTTCTTGCCGAGGCCTTGGCAACGAGTCGTCCACCAGGCGACTAATGCATTTGCGGTGATGTCGCTGATGAGTTGGCCCGCGAAGTGACTGGCCATGGGCTCGAGAATGCGGCGGACGTTGGCGAGGTTGCGGGTTTCCTCGCCCTTGGTGGTGATTTTCCAAGCGAGGAACTTGGCGACGCTGGCGGTGACCTCGGCGGAGCTGTGGCGGCTGGTGAGGAAGGCAAGGAGGGCGTCTTCGTCGGCGGCGGTGGCATGATGGTGGATGGCTTCGAGAAAGCGGCGGCGTGCGGGGGCGAGGGCGGACCAGATGAGTCCGCCTTGGTCGAGCTCGTCGAGCTTCAGTTCTGCGGCGGAGATGGCTGCGGCTTTGGTCTGGCGCGTTACGTAGGCCCACGGCTGGTTTTCGTGGGTGCGCCACGCGAACCGCCAGCGGAGTTTGCCGGTGGCGGGGTGGTGCCACGGGTAGACGGTGAGGTGACTGTTGCCTTTGGAGACTTTTACGCTCCGGTGGCTGATGGGCTTGGCACTCATGGCTTGCGTTTTGGGGTGGGGGTTCTATGACGGTGGGGTGAAAAAAATGAATCTCGTCGTCTTGTTTTTGATCTGCGGGTGGGTTGGGTGGCAGCAATTCCAGATTGTTCAGTTAAAATCGGCGATTTTTGAACAGGTAAATCAATCGCAAGATAGCATTGAAGATGTCAGTGTTAGACTGAATCGTGTGCGTGATTTGGTAAATTCTTTAGCTGAAAGTTCCAGTGATTTATGGAATGTGGTAAATCGTCATGGCGACCGGAGCCGCGAAGATTTTAATTCAATCAGAAAAATCAAGGGCGAGGTTGGCGCTCGTTCTGCGGATATTGAATCCTTGAAAGAAAGGATCTCCGAGATGGAGTATGAAATTGATCGGGAAAAAAAGCAAAGGGCTCTAAATAAGCTGCTTGGGCACTGATGCTTTTGATTAGTTGAATCTGGTATTGCATTTTGGGCATTGCTTCCTGAAAAATGGCAGGATGTTTAGTTTGCCGTTTGCGATTTCATCCAGCTCTGGAACGGTTTCCTGAGGTGTAGAGATGATGAAGGGAAGGAGGAGTTGAGTGGTGATGGAGCGGGGGGAAATGACGGGTAGAACGCTCATGCCTGCTTTTCGCCGTAATGCGCCACGGGGGATTCGAGGGCGGTGATGGGTTCCTTGGCGACCGCTTGAGCTTTGGGATTGCTTTCGAGGTAGCCAAGAATTTTATCCGCAATCCAGCGGGCTGGAGTTTTGTTGCCCTCCCGGGTGGCGAGGATCTGGATGATGCGCCATTCGGAATCGTCGAATTCGAGGATGCCCCTTAGATCGTTAGAGGCATGGTGGATGCGCGGCGGCATGGTTCCGAGGAGGTACCAGTCGAGCAGGATAAGCATGGGGGGGGAGATTTCCCCGCCTTCGATCCAGCGCTTTACGGTGGAGGGATGGATCTCAAATGTTTTTGCGATTTCTGCCTGAATTCCGCGTTGGCGGCAGGCGCTTACCAGGTGGGCGCGGATGGTCGATTCATGGGTCATAGCTAAATTTTATCAATAAAAGTCTTATCACGCAACTTTTTTCTTGCGTAAGTCTTTTCGCGAGACATTCTTTCTTGCGTAACGAGACTTTGAACATGTCAAACACAGCAATCTTAGATACCCCATCCCGGACGCGGATCAGTTTTGACCTGCGTGATGTCCTCACTGAGGACGAAATCGCTAAATTTGAAAAAGCCGCGGCTGACGCGAAGGCCGAGAGCCTTACGGCGCATTTTGTGGCCATTACCCTCAACCCCGAGAAGGCCGCCTGATGCAGCTGTCGGAAATGGATCACCAAGCGGTGACTCGGCAGATTGCTGAGCTGCTGCTTGCGCGGCAGCCGATCGACTTGGAGGAGCTGGTGATCGTGCCGGTGGCCATGGTGAGCCAGTGCTTGGGGCTGAGCCCGTCCATGGTGAGCCGGAAATTTCCCATCACCGAGGTGGGGCAACGCACGCGGGGCGTGAAGCTGAAAACGCTGAAAGAATTTATCTCCCAAAATACCAAATAGACCAAAAATGAAAACAACAACAACCTACCGACGCCCGAAGTGCGTCACAAAGCGGCCAGGCTCGAAGGATGCTTGGGAAGTGCTTGCGTCCAACAATGTGCGGCGAGCGAATACTCATGACCAGGCGGTGGCCGGTTACGGGTTGGATTTGCTCAAAGCCGTGGCGGCGGATCTCGGCAAGCGTTTTGCGGTGGACCGGAAAGAGCCTGAGCAACGATGGATCATGGACCGCAAGGCGGCGGTGGTGCGGCGTATGAACCAACTCTTACCCGCATGAAACTTTTCCTCTGGATCATCTTTGGGGCGAACGTGCCGATTTGGCTGTGGATCTGGGTGATGACGTATCAGAGGTGATTCCGAACCAATTGGAAATATGAATTTAGCCACTTTTTTAACACAAGATTTTTTTTGGGTGCTGCTAGGCGGTAGCATTGGATTTACCGCCTGTGCCCTCATGGCCTCGAATACCATCCGCGAAATGGAGCGAGCGGTGGAACTGGACACGAGGGAATTTGAAAACGCATTGCTTATTGAGCGGCGGAAAAATAGAGCGCTGATTGACGAAAAAATTAGAATCCTTCGCGCGGCGGCTTTGCGACTCACCGAGCTGAAGCCAGAAAACAAAGAGTCGTACGAACGGCAACTGCAAGAAGCCATCGCTGAGATCGAAGCTGAGTCGGGAGGTATTGCATCATGAGATGCGAATGCGACGAATGTAGAGGAACGGGCCAAATTGACTGCCCAGACTGCGACGGTGAGGGTTATTTTGAATTTGCGATAACCGAATCGCCGCCAGCGAAAGGCTGCCCGAATTATGATCAGCTCGTCGAATGCTACTTGGACGCAGTGCGGGCGCGGGCGGCAGCTCGGCGTCTAAGCGAACTCAAACCGGAGCATGCGAAATCGTACCAGCGGCAGCTCAAAGAAACTCTCGAAAAGATCGAGGCAGAGGCGGAGCAGTTACGAAAGGAGGCGGCATGAGCTTGCACGCGATGATCGACATCGAGGCACTGGGCCTGCGGCCGGGGTCGGTGATATTGGAAATTGGCTGTGTGCTGTTTGATCTGGAGACGGGCAAGACCGGGGAAACCTTCCGCGCGAAGGTGCAGCCGGATGCGAGGTTCACGGTGGAGCTGGACACGCTGGCGTGGCATGAACGCAAGGGAACGCGGTGGATCAACCAGCCGGATGCCTTGCCACTGGCTCAGGCATTGAAGGAGCTCAACGCATGGATTCGTGACGCGGGGGCGATTGAATCGATCTGGTCGTGGGGAAGCACCTATGATTTCCCGCTGCTGGGGGAGGCGTACCGGCTCGTCGGACTGGAATTGCCATGGCATTATTGGCAGCAGTGCTGTGCGCGGTCTGTGTGGCGGGTGGCGTTTGGCGACTTGCAGCATGACCCAAGGCCGCATGAAGCCTTGGCGGATGCCTTGGCTGCGGTGCGCGACTTGATGGCGGCGGTGGAGGTGTACCGGTTGAGGCATGACTCCACACCGCATCCCTTGGCTTTTTACCGCGCCGGGCTGCGCGACTTGCTGTCTGCCTCGATGCTGGCGCTGGCGGGTCGCTGCGAGTGGGCGGGGATTACCACGTCTGGGGCATGCGAGGTGATGGCGGTGAGCGCCAGCACGGCGCACCATGCCTTCGGCCGCTTGGTGGAGGCTGGGCTGCTGCTGGCACCCGTGCGCGACTCCCAAAAGCAGGGGCGGCCCAACCGATACATGATCACCTCCGCCGGGATGCGGGTGCTGAGCATGCCCATCCGCGAGCTGCCCATGTCAGAAACTCAAGCCCCGCTGCCATTGGCATTGTCATGACGATCACCCTGCCACTGCCTGACCGAAAATTGTCGCCGAATGCTCGGGTGCATTGGCGGAAGAAATGCCCCATCACGAAACGGCACCGTGCGCTGGCATGGGCGGCGACGCGCGAGGCATTGGGCGGTGGCTTGCCACGGTTCGCGGGCTACTCGCTGGCCTTTTACTACGGCGATGCCTGCCGGCGGGATGACGACAATGCGGAAGCAAGCTGCAAAGCATACCGCGATGGGATCGCTCAGGCGCTGGGGATCGACGACCACGAGCTGCCCAAGGTGGGGCTCTCCTTTTTCACGATCGACCGCGAAAACCCGCGTCTCGAAATCACCCTGCACCCCTGATGCCAACCCCGAGCAAACGCCCGTTTGGGTACCCGGTGCCAGCCTTGGCAATCGATTATTTCTGCCACCCGGCAGAGGGGCACCATTACGCCCAAGCTGCTTGGGGCCGCGACGGGAAACTCTATGCATCTAACGGTTGGATTGCGATTCGATTCTTCGGATTCTCAGCGGCGTTCGGCCCAGGGCCGCAAACGGTGGTGGACCGCTTGCGCAAACACGTTTGGACCCAGACGTATGAGGATGCCAGCGCTTGGCGGATGCTCGATGACTGCACGCTGGATTTGTTCCGGGATGGGGTTTTTGAACCATGGAAACTGGAGGAGGATTTTGGGAAAAGCTACTACCTGATCGATCCGTGCGTGCGGATCAATCATGGCACGCTGGTGCCGCTGGTGTCGTTGCAGCTGATTTCCCGGCTACCGCGCTGTGAGATTTACACGAGCATCGACCGCTCGGAGTCGGTGCGATTCCGCTTCAATGGCGGGGAAGGGCTCGTGGCCCGCTTGAACCACGCGCAAGAACTGAAAGCGACTGCGATCTGCCACATTCTTGCAAAACAATACTAACACAAATTATGCCTGCAACTCATGAAATTGTCGCCACGCTTGGCGAGTACACGGATGCCACCGGAGCCACCAAGAAGCGCTACTTGCGCTGCGGTACCGGATTCACGACGGCGGATGGGAATCTATCGATCAAACTCGATGCGATCCCGGGGCCGGGCTGGACTGGGTGGATGAATTTATACCCCCTCAAACCTCGGGAAGGCGCGCCGCAAAGGACGGCTGGAGCGGGGCCAACGCCTGCCGCAGTGGCAGCGGGTGAGGATGATGACATTCCATTCTGAAGCACGACGATGGACTGGTTAAACCTACATACATCTATCCTTGATTCCCCCGAAGTCGTTGGCGCGGAGCCACTCGACCGGGGAACGTGGCTCATGCTGCTACGCTACTGCATCGGCCAGGAGTGCGGCGGGGTCATCACCGATTGTGCCGGGTGGAAGGACCGCAAATGGCAGCAGTTGGCCAAAGTGACGCTGGCCGAGGTACGGCGTGAGTCCGACCTCTGGCAGTGGGTGGGTGATAACCTCGTGGTGCGGTTTTACCCATCCGACAAGGAAACCCAAGTGCGGCAAAAACGCGAGACGGCACGAACCAACGGGAAGGGCGGCGGGAGGCAAAAAACCAACCCAGAGGAAACCGACGTTGGTTTCCCGGAAGAACCCACCTTGGCCAGTTCTGAGAAAGCGGAAGGGGAAGGGGAAGGAGAAAGGAAGGAGAAGGGAATTGGAAAGGAAGGGGAAGCGAAGAGCGCGGCGACTCCGCTCGCTCGCTCTCGGCTTGCTCTGGATCGATCCGAGATCATCGGCAAGATCAATTCGATCAAGCCCGAGTGGCAAAAACCCTCCTCGTGGTCGGCAATGGAGATGCACGACCTTCACAGCACCCTTGCGCAGGTGGTAGAGATGGATGACAGCGACTGGGATCTTCTACGCCGCTACATGGCCGCTAGGACGCAAACAGGCGCGGGGTTCTGGCAACCGAAGAGCCGAGGCCAGTTCGTGGCGAACTTCTCGGACGTCTACGGCCATGCCCAACGCTGGGCGAGCAAGGATAAGCCGAGGACGGTCAGGCAGCCGGAACAGGTGCAGGTGAGGGACAAGATTGATCGGGATTCGCTCAAGTCGATTTTTGGGTGATCGCGCCAAAGAAAATGGAAAACCGATAGAACTTCACTGAAAAACTAACATGAATACACTAAAAGAATCACCACCAACGAGGTTCTGCAAGAAATGCAAAGAGCCTCGGGAAATCAACCAGTTCCGCTGGAATTGGCAGGCGAAATGCCACGGCAGAACATGCATCCCGTGCCTCACTGCGATTCGGGGCGGCACGATCGACCAAATCGCCCCGAAATGGGAGATCCATGTCGGTAGCATCCGGCTCTACATCGTTGGCCCCGGCCCGCATGCCATGCATCGGTGTTCCGAACCGGTTTACCGAGGCGATATCGGCACGCCCGAGGAGTGGCGGATCGCGAGACGAGCGTTAGGCATCCTCGCCAAAAAGCATATGAACGACATGGACGCTGACGCCACCACAATCCAGCGGGTGCTGGAGCGAATTAGAAAGGAGATGGCATGAGTGCTTCTTCACTTTCTGCCGAGTTACTCCATGTATTGCAGCACTCGCTAGGCCTCGACAAATACGGCGACGGGAACCAATACCGAAACCGATTCATCACGCCGCCAGATAGTCCCGATGGGAAGCGTTGCGGGGAACTGGTGGCAATGGGGTACATGCGCGACCATAGGCCGCAACCAATCGCAGACGGAATGCACTGCTACACCGTGACGCCCGCTGGCGTGGATGCCGTCGCTCTACAAAGCCCTGCGCGGCCAAAACTCTCACGAGCAAAACGCCGCTATCAAGAATGGCTCCGAGCCGATACCGGACATTCGTTCGCGGACTGGATAGGAGTGGCTAAATACAACTCTCCAACCAACCGTAAATACAACTCTAACCAAAATGACTAAAGAAACAACAAACGAAGAAGTTTCAGGGCACGGCTTTTTTTCTTGGCCGAAAACAGATAGCACTTTTGATCCAAAATCAATGTTCGCTGGAGAGGTGGATCGTGAAGGTTGCGCTCCTATGCCTTGTTTGGCGTGCGGCGGCTCCGGCATGGGGAAGCCAATGTATCGCCCTGAGATTGACAAGGTGCAGCGCGATCAGTGCTACCCCTGCCAAGGCACCGGCATGCAATTTGTTGAGAATGCCGATGATTGGCGATGCTACTGCAAAGACAGCACGATTCGATGGGTGGACGCAAAACGCCCGCATCCGGCTATTGCCCGCGAAGGGTGGTTTTGCACGGCATGTCTCACCGAATTTCTTCCGCAGAACGCAAAAAGTGCTGGCACTGATGCCAGCGAGAAGAATCTATGAATTCCCAATCAAACACCACCGCTGGCAGCAGTTGTCCAGCCACGACTTGTTTGCCTTTTTGGTATGGCCTCGGGGCGTTCTTCTTCGTACCAGTCGCCGCCATCTTCTGCATTCTCATGGGTGCCATGATGATCCTTGCGTGGCCATTCATTCCCTTCCTCTGCTACATGCAGAAAAAGGAAGAAATCAGTAAGGCGAACGCCACAAGTGAGCCATGACTACCGCGCCTCGAAACTTCGCCATCACGCCAACCGACGACGCGGTAGGCATTGGCTCGACTGACTTGTTCTCCCTCTTCCGAAATACCATGAGACAAACCACAATGACCGAACTTGTCGCCGCCTTCTCCATGCTAGGCGTGGAGCCTCCAAACGAGGAGGGGCAAACATCGTTCTCGAAGCTCTCACAGAAGGCGCAAGACGCTATCGTGTGTGCGGCAATGAGCGGCTACGATGAACCACCACCGAAGCTATCGGAGGCCGTGAGAGATGAGATCCGACAATGGGCTTCTGAATCTGGGGAGAACGCAGAGGTGAGGCACGGCGCAAAGGACGCCGACCTCGACTAGAAACTTTCCCGCCGTTGCCTCGACCGTCTTGTTAGCCGTTCGGGGCGTGGCGGATAACCAAAGGACAAACAAAATGAGAACACCAGACATTGGATATGCAGTAGAAGCCTTGAAGGCTGGAAAACGTGTGCGCCGCGCAGGCTGGAACGGAAAAGGAATGTTCATCTTCCTGCTTCCCGCTGGCGATGGCATCCCCACGAAAGTGATACACGACCCCGCGCTTCGTGCGGTGATCGAATCGGAAGTTGGCGGTGAAACCTTCGATGCGCTGGGAAGCGTGCGGATGTTCACTGCTGACAAGAAGGTGCTCACGGGTTGGCTGGCTTCGCAGAGTGATCTGCTGGCCGAAGACTGGGAAATCCTCGACTGACCAAACAGGCCGGACATGGGGAGGTTCTTCATGTCGGGCTAACGACAAGGATCTGGCGCGGCGGGCGCAAGACTCCAAATAAACCAAACAGGCAGCTTCCCGCCGTTGCTAGCATCCACTTGTTAGCCTTCTTAATTTTATGACTGCACACCAATTTGCAAAACAACTGCTCGAAGGGCCAGACCTTCCTATTTTCGTTCCCGCTGTTGCTGAATACGACGACACGGACGAATCCGCCAAAATGCCAATCGCGACAAAAATCCGAGGGGAACGCACCGACACGGATGAACCGTGCGACCTCCTGATGATCTCATATGAGACTAACTCGTTGTTATCCTCCACCTTTGCAGAATTACACCCTTAACCAACTTGAAATCACCATGAAATTCCAAAACGAAACATTGAGTAAGCGCCCGAGCCGTGCAACAATCAAACAACCGTTTGAATCCAATGAACCGCGTGCGCATGGAACAAATTGAGTTTGCGGCACTGGTCGCGGCGCTGGATCTGCAACCCGCTGCGGCGAGGATGCAGCGCAAGCCCGTGCGGGCGGCGGCGGTGGCCTCGGCGACGCCCGAGGACTTCGCGGTGGTGCTGCTGCGTGCGGTGACCGAAGAAAACCTCACTTATAGCTACTATGCGGTGATGATGGCGGTGCACCGGCAGCAAGCGGCGGCGACGTTGGCGGGCATCGCCATCGAGTGCGGGTATTCCTACCACGCCATTCGCCAGATGACGGACCGGACGCACTACCTTAAACGGGTGGATGGTACGCCGGTGGGGTTAGCGCTGACGGGTGACGGGGCGGAAAAACTGGGGAGGGTTTCGAAAAGATTGGCACGCTATGTCTGAGGAAATCCAACTGCTCAAAAAGCGAGAGCATCAGGTTTTTGCCGATCTTTTGTTAGCGGGACATGATGCCGCCACGGCTTACGGGCTTGCTGGATTTGCGGCAAAAACACCGTCAGCGCGGGCGGTTGGAGCATCACGAATGTTAAAAAATGCTAATGTCGCAGCTTATTTGGAGGCCAAGCGCCGGGTAATGGAAAAGGCGGCCGACATCGACAAGACGGAAGCGGTGATGATGGCCGTGAAAATCCTGCGTTCGGCTCCGTCTGAGGCGTCTTTGGATAATCCGTTGTGCGAAGTTCGGCACACTTCCGAGGGGCCCAAAGCGGTTTTCCCCTCAAAGGCAAAGATGATGGACCGACTGGCTAAGATGCTGGGTTGGGACATGCCGGAAAAAGTCGAGGTGGATGGCGTTCAGGAACTGGCAAAGGTTTTGGCAAACATGCGCAATGAGCCTAGACCCCGTAAATGAAGCCGCTTGCTTTAAATCTGGCCAGCCAGTGGTGGCGGTTGTGCAACCTTTACACGATCCGCAACAAGCAGGGTCGCCTTGACGCCTTTGTTCCGAACGAGGAGCAAACCGAATATTACCACACTCGCCACACTTGCAACCATATCGGCAAAGCGCGGCAACTTGGATTTTCCACGTTTCACAAGCTGCTGGCTCTGGATGCGATGCTTTTCCCATCAGGTGACTCGGTGCTTCCGCCCTCGCCAGATGGAATTTCGGTGGGTCACATCGATTTCACGCTTCCTGACGGCAAGAAAAAGCTGCGGATGGTGCGGGACGCGTATGAGAATATGGACAACCCGAAGCTGCACCCTGAGACATGGGAGCTGGGCCAATCGATCAAGCGGGCGGTGAAGATGCGGGCAAGCAGGGAGTCGATCAGCTTTTCAAATGGCTCTGCGATCTGGGTAGGAACGGCCTTGCGGGGGTCTAATCCGCAGATTCTTGATATTTCGGAGCTGGGTAAAATCGCTTATTTTTTCCCTGGGAAGGCGGAGGAAATCCGCTCGGGGGCGCTAAACACGATTGCCCCTGGAAACATTGTCAACATTGAGAGCACGCACGAGGGCGGAGAGTCCGGCCTTCATTATGACATGCTCCAGTTAGCGATTGAGACCGATCCCTCCCAGCTCACGGAAATTGACTTCAAGTTTCACTTCTTCCCTTGGTGGAAATGCCGAGATTACTCGTTGAATTCCTCCGCGCCAATCCGGCCCGCGATTGCGGCATACTTCGAGCGGTTGTCGGCAAATCTTGGGCGGGAGTTTACCCACGGGCAAATGCTGTGGTATGACCGGACACAACTGAAACAAGGCTACGCAATGAAAAAAGAATTCCCTAGCACGCCCGGCGAAATGTTCGAAGCGATCAACCAATACGCGATCTATGGCACGGAGATGGCGGATTTGGTGGCGGCAAACCCTCCCCGGATCTGTGATTTCGGTTGTGAAGGGTTGCCACCGATTTACACGTTTTGGGACATCGGGCTAAGCGATTACTGTTCCATATGGCTGATTCAGCCGATTGGGCGGTGGTTTCTGGTTTTGGATTGGTATGAAAATTCCGGAGTGGGGGCGGCGTTTCACGCGGAGAAGATGCGGGAATGGGAGGGCAAATGGAGAAAGCACATTGCCGGGCATTTTCTGCCGCATGATGCGAACACCCGCGCCCCGGGATCCGGCACCTCGTTTGTGGAGGAATTAAGCATGGCGGGACTGTTTCATTTAAAGGTGGTGCCTCGCACGCCGGACTTGTGGCTGGGCATCGGTTACGTGCGCGATGTGCTGCCGCACTGCTTTTTCCACAAAACCAACTGTGACACTCCGCGCGTGGTCGAGGAGAAGAAGCTGCCGAGTGGCGTGGCCTGCTTGAAGGGCTATCACAAGCAGGTGGGGGCGAAGCAGAAGACGCTGCGGGAAATGCCTGAGCACGATTTATTTTCCCACTCGGCGGATGCCTTCCGGACGTTTGCGGAGGCATGGCGGCGCGGCATGATTAACCCAGACGCGAGCCAAGCCGCGCCACGGGCGGTGGGTGGGCCGGTGCGCGCGAGACGATGAATCCCTACCTCACCGCCTTCCAGGAATACCAGAAGCATGACCGTGGCGAGAGCTGGACGGATGCGCTCGATTTTCACCTGCAACGCGGCGCGGTGATCTCCACGCCGGAGCTGTTTGTGATGGCGCGTCCGGTGATGCGGGAATGGGAAGATGACTTGCACACGATGCTTGGACCAGTCGCTACGGCGGGGGACTGCTGGCATGTGTGGGTGGGGGCGGGAAACTTGCACGAGTTGATCGATCTCGCCCGGCGGCATGGGGTGCAATGGCTCACCTACCAGCGGCACGGACAAGACCGGCTGCGGTGCGTCCCGCTTGTCCATCTGTTCAAACGGGCGCGGCTCGGCTGGGGGCTATCCTGCGAGCCATGAAGTCGCCGAAGATGCCCAAACAGGCCGTTGCACCTGTAGCGCCTCCGCCACCGCCTCCAGTCTCGGCAACGAGCACGGACGTGAGCCGAGCGGCGGCGGATGAGAAGCAGCGGCAGCGGAAAAACTACGGCTTTGACAAGACCATTTACCGCGCCGGGATGATGGGCGCTCTTCCGCCGGGAACCTCTGCCACCCTTGGGAAATGAGCACCGAGCGCATCGATGAAATCCTCCAGCATTGCGAGGCGCTGGACGCGTTGCGCCGGCCGTGGGAGGGACTGTGGGAGGAACTGGCAAGGGTGGTGCATCCGCGCCGCGAAATGATTTCCAACAACCGCAGCGCCATGCTCACGCCCGACAGTCAGGCGGACGAAGCCTTTGACGGCACGGCCATGCGCTCACTCCGCACGCTGGCCACCGGCGTTTCGGCGCGGGTGACGCCCCAGGGTGCACGGTGGTTTGGCATGAAGCCGGACGATGGGGTGAAAGCCTCGGCCGCCGGGATCTCATTTTATCACCGCGCGAGCGACACCACCGGCCAGCAAATCCGGAAAAGCAACTTTCACACCGCCGCGACCGAGCACTATCTTGACCGTGGCGCATTCGGCACGGCGGCGACGGAGATCCGCGTGGGCAAAAACGGCAAGGGGCTGCATTTCGAGGCCTACCCGGTGGGCACCTATTCCATCGAGGAGGATGAAAACGGCGAGGTGGATACGATTTGCCGCACGCTGTGGATGACGCCCAAGCAGATTAAACAGCGCTACCAGACGGTGCCGGAGTGCGTGGCGAAGAAACTGGCGGATGCCAAGGAGCGCACCATTCCCTTGCGAGTGCAGCGACTGGTGCGCCCGCGACTCGACCGCGACCCGCGCAAGGTGGATAAGGCGAACAAAGCGTGGGAAAGCATTCACATCCTTTGCTCGGAAAAAGAGATTCTGGCAGAAGAAGGTTATGATGAATTTCCCGTGGCCGTCTCGCGCTGGGAGCGGTGGGGGAATTCCCCCTACGGCTGGCCACCGAGCTACTTGGCACTGCCGGAAGCGGTGCAGGCGAACTTCATCGAGCAAATGCTCGACACCTTGGCCGAGACGGCGGCATTCCCACGGGTGCTCTATCCGTCGAACATCAAAGGCGATGTGAATTTCCGCGCCCTCGGGCTCACGTGCTACGACCCCACCAACGGCGAGAAGCCCGAAGAATGGCTGACGCAAGGGCGCTATGACATCGGCAAGGACCGGCTGGAGGACAAGCGGAGGGCGATCGAGGATGCGTTCTACGTGCCGCTGTTCAACGGCATCGCCCAACTGGGTAGTGATGCGACGGCGGAGCAAGTGCGGGCACTGGTCAGCGAATCCCGCGAACTCTTCCACCCGATCCTCGCCGGGCTGACGCGCGAGTTTCTTTCCCCAGTCATTCGCCGGAGTTTTTCGATCTGCCTGCGCCAAGGTTTGATCGAACGGCCGCCCGATGAACTGCTCGTCGAGGGCGACTTGGGACTCTACCTCGAAGATCCGGGCGTGGAATACACCTCGCCGATGGCGCTGGCACTGGAGCAAAGCCAGCTCGCCAACTTTGCCGATGTGATGAACGTGCTGATGATCGCCGGGCAAGTGGACCCAAGTATTTTGGATTTTGTGAACTGGGTCGAAATCGGGCCCGCTTTTTTCAGGTACAAGGGACTGCCGGAAACCTTCATCAACACGCCAGAAGCCATTGCCGCGATGCAGCAATCCCGCGCCATGCAGGCCGAAGCCGCGATGGCCAGAGAAGCCGCCAGCGCCGTGAACCAACTGGGAGGGGCCCAGGGCATTGCGGAACTTTCGAATCTGGAACCGCCCGATGCGGCAGCCTGATTTTCATGATTTCTCCATGACCACCAAAGACCATGCCACGCAAGAAACCAAAAACCGCGACGCCATCACCCGAGCACAACAATCCATCCTCGCCGACTACCGAGCTACCTTCGGAACCGATGCCGGAAAGCGAGTCCTCGAATCCCTCAAGCACCTTACCGGACACGGCAAGCCTGCCTACTTACCGACCGCCGGGGGTGCCATCGACCCCTACGCCACCCATGTCCGAGTCGGCCGGCAATCCGTCGTTGACGAAATCCTCGCCAACCTTGCCACCGCCGAAGACTCCCAAGCCGACACCGGCCCAGGCGTCATCAAATGAACCGGCCAAGTGCCCGGTGCAAGGCAGAGGTGGCGTGGATTACCTGAACTGGGCGACGCTCCATTTTTCCGACACCGAATACTTGGAAACCTACCAACACCGCGCCCAACACATGCTCAATCTGCATGCTGGCAAGCTGACGACCCAAACGATTCAGAGGCTGAAAAGCCTGCTCATCTCCTAAACCAGAACAAACATGAAACATCGATTCCAAAGACTATTGAACGAAGCCCCCCCCGAAGGCGGCGACGGCGGCGGAGGTGGCAGCTCCACACCACCGGCATCACCGGCACCCGTGCATTTCAACCCGGACGGCAGCTTTGCCGAGGGCTGGACCAGCAAGCTCGGGGATGAATTCTCACCGCATGCCGATGCGCTCAAAGACTTCAAGGACGTGAAGGGGCTAGCCAAAAGCTACCTGCATTTCCGCAAGACGGGTCCGTCATACCCGACTGAGGGTGCGCAGCCGGAAGACATTTCCCGCTTCCATGCGCTCGCCCAGGTGCCGGTGGAAGGCACTCCGACTGCGTACGGGCTTGCGCTGCCCGAGGGTGCCAGCGAGCTGGATAAGTCCGTGCTTGACCGCATCACAGCGGTGGCACAGAAAAACCATGCCAGTGCCCCTGCGGTGCGGGCAATGGTGGCCGAGTATCAGGCAATTCAGGCGGAAGTGCAGCAAGCCTATGAGGACGAGCAAGCGAAAGCGACCAAGGCCGCCCAAGACGATCTGATTGCCACATGGCGCGGCGACTTCGAGGTAAACAAATCCATTGTGCGTCACCTGGCCACCACGCTGGCCGCCCAGGCGGGCATTGCGCCGGAGGATGCGTCCTTCGCCTCGCTGGTGGACAATCCTGCCTTTGGCAAAATGCTGCTGGAGGTGAGCAAACTCACCCGCGAGGACAGCATCCGCACCCCCGCCGGTATGGGCGATCTGCGCAGCCCACGGCAGATTGCAGACTCCATCATGGACGGGTCCGACCCGGTGTGGGGCAAGAAGTACAAGGACGGCAGCGACGACGAAAAGCGCGCGGCCTATCAAGAAGTTGCCCGCCTACTGAACAAAGATTCCTGAGGAGGATGTTTGCCGGAAGGAAACAGCAAGCATCGAGTGATGGTTGCTGGCCCACGTGGGATCCTTCCGGCTTTTTCTTGCCCGCGTGGCACGGGTGTCCATTTGTTCAATGGCGGGAAATCGTCATTTCCAGCAAGCTCCGAACGTGGCCCAGCCATGGACTATTCGCGCTAGCGGACCCAATGGCAGACCCCACCGCGACCGCCGCGTTACGCGCAGGTGATGACCCTCCAGTGAGGCCTATCGGAACCGGAACGTTACCAATTCCCATTCCAATTCCAATTCCAATAGAAAACACATCATCATGGCTATTCCTGACCATTTCACCATCCAGTTTGGCAAAAACTTTGAACAATCGGTTCAACAACTCACCTCGCGCTTTCAAAAAGCCGCGATTATCGATACTTCGTGCAGCGGCGAAGCAGTGACGTTCAATTACGACCTGCCTGTCGATGACAACGAAACCACTGGCGAACGCCTCGCCCGCACGAATTTGCAAGAAATCGGCACGTTCAAGCGCTGGCTTCGCCCTCGCAAGTTCGATCTTGCGACCTACGACATCCCGTTTGATGAGGTGCTCTTGGCACCCACCATCATGGGCGGAGGTCGCCACATCAACGCGCACAGTGCTGCCTACGGTCGCCGCATGGACAAAGTGTTCATCGACGGTCTCCTTGGCACCAACTACACCGGCACGGAAGGTGTCACTCCTGCCGAAATCCCCACGGCAAACAACGTGGCGGTGGATTGGAATGCACCTGGCATGACCGATGCCAACTCGGGGCTGATCGTTGACAAGATCATCGAAGCCATCGGCATTCTTGCCGACAATGAATCCTATGGCGACGACGCGGAAGCTCGCGGAATTAGCCTGTGGGGCGCTTTGACGCCACGCATGGAGCGCAGTTTGCTTTATGCGGCAAACGCATCGAGCGGATCTACTGCAAACCGGCTGTTTTCGAAGGACTTCATGCCGCCGGTTCTGGACGAGAAGGGCCGCATCAAATTCTTCCTCGGGGTCAATTGGATCCGCTCGGGAAATCTGCCAGTAGACCCGGCAGACTCCACGGTTCAATTTGCCAGCGTGTGGACTTCAGACGCCGTAAAACTTGGCGTCTGGAAAGCCAAGGAAACCCGCGTTTCTGAACGCGCCGATCTGAAATACGCCACGCAGTTCTTCAGTGAATACAGCTTCAACGCTTGCCGCACGGAGGACAAGAAAGTCGTCAAGATCGCCACCAAAAACAACCTCTAATCATCACGAGAAAGAACTAATATCATGGCTAATTTTAAATCAAACGTCATTGTCATTCAAGAGGGTGCTGATGCTAGTGCTCAGGCGCAGCCTTCCAATTATGTGGGAAAGTTGCCTCTTTTCCACACCTGCACTTATACCTTGCTTAGCACCGAGGTCGCTAACGACACGATCCAGCTCATGGATTTGCCTGCGGAGTGCGTGCTCATTCCGCAACTGTCGTCAGTGACCTGCTCAGATCCGGGGACGGCTCTCACGCTGGACATTGGCGACGCCGCAGATCCTGACCGTTATGCGGTCGGCATCTCGCTGTCCAACGGCGGCCAAGTGGGATTTGGCTCTACCACGGCTGTGGCTGCCGGGATCACCACGCCGTTCTTGCCTGCGGCCACCAGCCGCGTTTACGCCACGGTAAAAACGGCGACGACCCTTACCGCCGGAACGGTGCTAAACTTCCTTGTTGCATTCCGCATCAAGGGCTAAGCGCCCACGCCTCTGTTGTTCATGGCAGAAAAACCGGGGCCGCGTCTGAGTGTGTTGTCTCAGGCGCGGCCCTTTTTCTTTTGAGAAAATGGCCGTCACCACCGTCACCCAGATTTGCAATCTCGCGCTGTCCCGTATCGGGGCACGGCGTCTTTCCGCCTATGAGTCTGACACCAGCGTGGAGGGCACGAGCTGCCGCCTGCATTACGAACTGGCGCTCGACGGGCTGCTCAGGCGGCACCAGTGGGACTTTGCGAAGGATAGCAAGAGGCTCACCAAGCTCCCGGCGGCGGTTGCTCCGCAGTATCCCGCCGCGTGGCAGTTGCCGGCGGACTGCGTGCGAATCCTCGGCGCGAGTACCGAGGGCAAGACGATCACCGACTACGCCCGCCACGGCCGCTTGCTGCTGTGTGAGAATTACGCCACCGTCGATTTGGAATACATTTCCAATGCGGTGCCAGTGAGCCAGTGGGATTCCCTGTTTGTGGAAGCGCTGGCGCTGGCACTGGCCAAGAAGATTTGCGAGGACATTGTACAGAACCCGCAGAAAATGGCGGAGATTTCCAGCGAGCTGGAATCGCTCGCGCTGCCCACCGCCCAGACTGCGGACGCGCGCGAGGCGAACAGTGGCGAGGGTTTTGGGCTGGCCGACCTGATTGGCCAAAGTGCCCTCCGCCGGGTGCGCCGCTCGCGCATTTCCTCCCTGCCCGGCAGCGAGGTCGGCGGCGTGACGCTACTGCCGCCCTAAAAGCCTCACTCGGAATTCAAATTAGCCATGCCCATTCACCAGACATTTCTTGCGTCCAATTCCGGGGAAATCTCGCCTTATTTGTTGTACCGCTCCGACTTTGCCAAGGTCCCGGCGGCGGCGGAGAAGATGCGCAATTTCCTGCCGCTGCCCTTTGGCTCGACCACCAAGCGGCCAGGGACGCAGTGGCTCAGCCAGACCGAGTACGGCGGAGCGAATAGCAAAGCGTTTGGCTTCACCTCGAGCGACGGGGTGAACTACATCCTGCATTTTACCCAATCACTGCTGACCATCTACCGCGCCAACGGGACGGTGGCGGACACGGTGCCGTTTGTGGCTGGCTACCTGTTCACGAGCGATGCGAATGAGGAATTTTCCATCCGTGGCCTGCAAATGGTGCAGGTCAATGACGTCGCGTTTTTCACCCACCCGCGCGTGCACCCGCTCCAGTTGGTTTCCCTGTCGGACACGAGCTGGACGCTGGGCTTTGTCCCTTTTGAGCGGGCTCCGATGCTCGATGAAAACAGCGACCGGACCAAAACGTACACCGTGGCCAGTAACCCAGTGGCACCGACTTGGGCGAGCGGCGCAAGCTACGCCGCGGGTGTCGTGGCGTTTACCAACTGCGAGTGGTTGTGCATCGCGGCGCACACGGCGGATGCCGCGAAAAAACCCGGCAGCGGGGCGCAGTGGCAAACCTACTGGCAGCGGATGTTTTACAGCGCGGGCGATGCGATCACCCTGCTGGGCGATGACCGCTCAGAGGTGGCGTGGGAAGCCGATTTTGAGACGGCGGCGGCTTGGGGGATTCGCTATAAAAGCTATCAGGCGGGGGATACTGTCCTCGATTATGATGGTAGTTCGCCTTTTTCCATGCCCGGCTTCTTCTGGGTGTGCGTGAACAATTTCACGCAGCATCCTGACTTTGCACTAAGCCTGGACGGAGAAATGGGCGAAACCTGGTGGGAAGACATACCTGGCCAACATTGGGTCATCGTTACTCCATGGGTAGAAATTGACCACTCTAATGGCTCCCTTGGAGGCTATGAGGAAGGTACGACGGTTTTTCATAACTCAAAAATTTATCGCTGCCATCAAACCCATGACTGGATTTCTGACAATCCTTCCGATGAACCCCCTCCTGGCAGTTATGAACCGGGAGTAACGAACGGGTGGGGAAGTTATTGGACATTAAAATTTGCCAGCTTTGATCCTCCGGTGCCAGTGGTCTTGTTTGCTCCCTACCTTCTCGGCGAAAAAGTCTCCTACAATGGTCTTATTTATCAGGCTTCGAGTGAACACATCCCGAGCGATGCAAACCGCCCTGGCGTGGGAAGTCAGTGGATTTTGATTTCCAAGCAATACGTTACCGGCAGCCGCGTTTCCCACAATGGCCTGATTTATGTGGCCAACACCACCCACACCCCTACCCTGGGGAACCGCCCACCGAATGCCGTGTGGACGCTGCTTTCCGGCGGCTACACTTCCTCGTTTGCCGCTGGGCCCACCTCGCCGGGCAAGTATTACAAGATCGCCCCGCAGCGGGATGACGCGGACTTCCAAGTCGAACTTGCCGCCACCTCGGGCAACAACGGCAAATTCACCGCGCCGATCATCATGCAAGGGGCGTGGAATTTCTTCACCTTTGGGACATGGTCCGGCACCTTCAATGTCCAGCGCAGCATCAATGGCGGGAAATCGTGGGAAGTCGTGCGCTCCTACCAAAGCACCGCCGACCGGAACGTCTCAGACAAGGGCACCGAGGATGAGCCCACCTTGCTACGCATCCAATATTTTCACGTGGCCACTGGCACGGGCAACCCGCGTGCCTTGCTGGTGCCAGAATCCGCCTCGGTGACGGGATTTGCGCTGATGGACACCTATGTAGGGGTGGCCTCGATGACCGGCGTTGCCAAGACCGCGCTCATGTCTGGGAACACCTACCAGTGGAGCGAAGGCGCATTTGACCTGGAGCGCGGATTCCCTCGGGCGCTCACCCTGCACGGTTTCCGGCTGTGGTTCGCCGGCACGCTGCTGAACCCGGTGTCCATCTGGGCCAGTCGCATCGATGACTTTTTCGACTTCGAGACGGGCACGCTGGATGACGACGGGATTTTCCGCACCCTGGCGGACTCGCACCACCACCCGATCCGCTGGATGGCGAGCTCGCGGCGGCTCTTCCTCGGCACGCCAGTAGGCGAGTGGGTAGAAGGCTCGGAAAGCGTGGATACCCCGATTAGCCCGACGAACATTCAGTTCCGCGAGTACACGCCGACTGGCTCATGCCCCCACCAACCGCTCAAGGTGAATGACGGGCTGTTTTTCCTCGGTCGGCAGGGCGGGCGGCTTTACGAACTTGGGGCCAGTGACTCCGGAAATGACACCTACGCGGCGGGCGACCTGTCGCGCCTCGCGGAACACCTCACGGTGCAGGGCATCTCGAACTTCGCCTTCCAGCAAACCCGCGAGCCGTGCCTGTGGTGCGTCACCCGCGCCGGAAATCTGCTGAGCTTCAACTACTCGCGCAGTGAGAACATTGCCGCGTGGGCCATGCACCACACGCAAGGCGGCAGCTTTCGTGATGTGATCGTTTTCGCGGCTGACGACGGGGACGATCAGGTCTTTTTCATCATCGACCGCGCGGGCACCTCGAACTTGGAACGCTTCCCGCAAGGCTGGCAGGCCACCCAGGAAGCGGGCACGGTGGGAAACTACGTGGACGCCGCTGGCAGGGTGGGGGGAAATTTGCCGATCGTGTCGGAACTTCGGTTGCCCCCGCAAGACCTGCAACTGGACGGCGGTGGTGGCACGCAAGGCCGCAAGAAGCGCGCGAATGAAATTTTGCTGAACGTTTACCAATCGTTCGGCGGCGGCGTGCAGTACGATGGCCAAAACGTGCTGTTTGACTGGTCGAACTCCTCCGACCGGATGGACTCGCCCAACCTGCTCAAGACGCAGTGGATCGGCGTGACCGTGCCGTCCGCGCACATGGATGACCTGAGCTTTTCCATCATCCACTCCGAGCCCTATCCGTTCACCGTGCGCGCGGCCGTGTTGCGCTGGAACCTGCACGAACCATGATCCGGACCATCACTCGGGAACCGGACGGGCGCATTTCCTTGGATGACTACGCCCGGATTTGTGGATTCTGGCAAGGCCGGGGCAGCCCCCCACCGCGCAACGTGCTGCCCACCCTGGGCGTGCTGGGGGATGACATGGCCTGCGGGTTCCTGTACTTGGACGCTACCGGCTCCGGCGTGGCGGTGATGGCATGGACCGCCACCGATCCCACCGCATCTGCCATCGCGCGGGGGCATGCTATGCTCGACGTGATTGAGTTTCTGGAAAACGAAGCGGCGGCGCTCAACTACCACACCGTGATGTGCACCCATTGCCACGCCTCATTCATCCGGCTGTTTACCCGGCGCGGGTATGCCAGCGGGGACAGCGGTCTTGTCCAGTTGTTCAAATCGCTGCCCGCACCGGACCCGCTACGGTTGTGATATGGGCGTTGCGAGCTTAATAGTCACCGGGATTGCTACCGGATTGCAGGTTTACAGCCAGATGCAGGCAGGGAAAACCGCCGAGCGGGTTGCCAAGGTGAACGACAAAAACGCGCAGACCGAGGCCAAGAACCTCGAAGCGGAAGCCCGCAACAAACAGCTCGAATTTGCGGAGGGCGTCAAGCGCGAGCGCATCAACCAGCGCAAGGCCATGGCCAGCCTCCGCGCCCGCTTGTCTGGCTCCGGCACCCTGATGAGCTCTGGCACGGCCATGGACATCTTGGGCGAAACGGCGGGGAATTTCCAGCTCGCCATCAGTGACGCCGCCCGCGCCAGCACCATGCAGGTCACCAGCATTTACCAGCGGGCGGACGTGGTGCGTCGGCAAGGCAAGATGGGCATTTGGGAGGCAGGTCAAGCCAAGCAGGCCAGCACCTTGGAGGCATTTAGCACCGGGCTTTCTGGCGTCTCGAAATCCGTGAGTGCTTACGGTCACAACAAATACACCGGTTCCATCCCATGATCAGAATCCCCAACGTTCCCGGCCTGCAAGGCACCCCGATCGACGCGCCAGATGCACGGGAGACCAATGTGCGCCTCGCTCCCGCGCTGGCGGTGAATGCCGCGCTGGGCGGTGCCGTGGCGGACGCCATCGGCGGGGTGGGCGAGGCTTTCCAGGACGTGGCCGACCGAGCGCAAAAGCTGGAGAACGCCCGCGCCGAGTCTGAGGCGCGGATGCAGATCGATTCCGGGTTCTCGCAACTGCAGATCGATTTGGAAAAAGACCCGGACCCGGTGAGTCGGATCCAGAAAACCCGCCAGTATTTCGAGCGGACTAAGAGCATCGCCGAGAACGCCAAGCTTGCGCCCCAAGTGCGCGATAGCCTGCGCCAGTTCCACACCGAGTTTGCGCACAAGGGGACCGTGCAGGTGGCCGCATCCTCGGCAGCGCTCAGCATGAAACGGGCGGGGCTGCAGTTAAATTATGAGCTAGATGCAGCGGTGCAAGCCGGGGACGAGTCGCTGGCCATGTCCATCGTGGATCGAAGCGTGGCGGCGGGCGTCCAACTGCCGGAGCAAGGGCAAGCGGCCAAGGTTAAAATCCAGCAAACATTGCAAGAGCGGGCAGAGCAAAAGGCCGTGATCGAGGACCCGGCGGAGTGGCTGGACCTGCACCCTGCCGACCAAGTGCCACCCGGCACCGATCCCGCCCGCTACCAGCAAATGCAGGACTTCGCCAAGGGCCAGATGCGGAAGAAAACCTACGAGGCCAGTGCCAACATCATGGACGGCATCGTGAGCGGACAAATCACCACCGAGCAACAAATTGAGGAACTCACCCAAGACCTGCGCCCCACTGCGGTGGAGGAACTCAAGAACGGCCTGCGGCTGCGGCAGGCGGATGACTACAAAGAAAGGGTCGCGTCCCCGGACTACCAGGCGCAAGTCTACGGGCAACTTTCCGCCGCCATCGCGGACTTCAACCCGGAGGCCGAGGATGCTGATGCTCGCATTGCCCAGATTGACCGCATGATGCGCGACCTTAAACCCGGCTTCCAGAAAGACTCTCTCACCAAGAAATTCCGCACCCTCGAAAGCCCAGAACCCGCCAAGAACTACGGCGAGTTTACGCTCCAGCAAGTGGACGAGCTGCACAAAGTGGGCCGCTTCGGTCAGACCGTGAAGCCTGAGAACATGACCACCCAGGACATCGTGGACGCTGGCTTTCTCAAGGACAAAGACAAGCTCCAGCGCCTGGGGTTCTCGGAAGATCAAGCCGCCAGCATCGAGGCTGCGGCACGGGAAAGCGGGCCACTTGGCCAGCGCAAGATGATCGAGCTGTGGAGTAAGCGCCCTGGTGGCAGCGTGAACGCTAGCGAGATCGAACTGGCGGCGGCCAATGCGCTGCGCCTCGGCCAGCCGACGATTCCCTTTGCGGCAGCCGGTGCGGTGGACGCGGCGAACGAGACCAATTTCGCCACTGCGAGAAACTACGGCATTGCGAGGATGCAAATGGAAGACTACCTGCGCCTCAATCCCGAGGCCAAGCCTGCGGAGATCGACGCCGCGTTTAAGCGGATCACCGGCGAGTCCATCAAGCAAGAAGCCAAGCGGCAACTCATCCCGGCACGGCCCACGCGGGCGGGCATGGGAGAAACCAGCATGGCCATCCCCAAGGGCGGGCTCAAGCTCTCCAATTACGGCTACGACTCCGACACCACGCCAGACAGCAACAGTGCCAAGGGCATCGGCCACCGCAACAACAAGCTCGTGGCGGGGCAGTCTGCCGCCATTTCCAAAAGTCTGGCGGTGCGCCTCGGGCTGGAACACGGCGACAAGATCAAGATCGAAACCACCCAGGGGGAATTCCTCGTGTCCTATGACGACACCGTGCCTGCTTCCGATTCACGCACCGGCGACTTGCCGGAAACCATCGACATTTACCGGCCGAAAGATGGCTCAAATGGCTGGGGTGGCCGAGTGACCAAAATTTCCAAAATTTAAGCCATGGCCTTCAAAATCTCCGACATCCCCTTGGTGGACAACTCCGCCGAAACCAACTTCGCGCCCGCACCCACTCAGCCGGAAATCGCGCCGGTGCGGGTGCTGGGCATCCCCCAATCCTCGGCCCCACCACCGGCCATGCTGGACACGTTTGGGCAAAGCCGGTGGGTCGAGGAGGACAAGGACTACGACCAAGCTCTGAGCGATTGGCGGCGGTCCGGCCAAGATGCCTTGGACGCTGCCGTCCAAGATCCGGACAAAGCGTTTGCGGGGATGAATCTCGACTTCGAGGCGGATCCAGAAACCGCCAAGCGCACGCTCATCAATGAATCGTGGATGGAACTCCACCACGACGAGCCGCCCGCCCCCACCGAGTTGCAACGCGCCGTGCAGATGCAGGTGGCCAGTCTGGCCGTTTTCAACGAAATGGCGAGCACGCCGGAGGAACTTTACACCCTGATTAAGAAAGATGCGGGCAAGCGCAAGGATGCCAAAGCGCTGGGCCAAGACCTGCAACTTGCCGCCTACCACGATGCCATGCTGCCGAGTGACCCGTCCGGCGGCTACGCGGCATTCCGGCAAAAGCTCAAGACCCACGCCGGGTATGATCCCGAGCGCGAAGCCGATTACCTCGAAGCTTGGCACGAGACCCGGCAGCGGGCGAAAGAAAAGGTGGATGCCTTCCGTGAACCGCTTGTAAACGTGTGGCGGACTTTTAAGCAAAATGGCGACATCACCGCTGCGGCGATGGATGCCTACGCCAAGCTGACGCCGGAGCAACGCCCGGAATTCATGGACGCGCTGGCCATCCGCGCCAAGGCGCTGCCGGTCGAGGAACGGGCGACGTTCTGGGCAAATATGGGCAAGCAGACAGGTCAGGCCATTTCCGACTACGGGAGGAATGCGGTGGAGTCCGCGCAAGCGCTCGGCATGGCAGAACCCACCCCCATGGCCTTGGGCTTTGCGGATGCATTTTACGGCACCGAGAACTATCCGGCGGCGGAAGCGGCGCGGCAGCAGGGGCAAAAGGATTTTCAAATGCGCCGGAACTTCGCGGCAGATGTGCGCAAGGTGGCGCGGGAAGATTATGATCCGCTCAAGTCCGCGTTTGGAGACGGCAAGCCGGGGTTCTGGGAAAATGTCGCCTACCAAGCGCCCGGCGTCACGGGCATTTCCCTGACCATGGCCGTGCCGGTCTTGGGCATGGGTACCATGGCGTTTGCCATGGAAGGGCAAGCCTACGAGGAAATGCGCGGGCGGATGCTCGCGGCGGGCAAGACAGACGAGGAAGCCACCGCCATCGCGGAAGGGCTCGCGCCGATCATCGCGCTGCCCCAAATCGCGCTGGAAAAAGTCGGCTTCGGCATCTGGTCGCGCAAGCTGCCGGGCTTCACCAAGGCCTTGGATGCGCTGGGTGACCAGATCACCAACCGGGTGCTGCGCGGCACCGTCAAAGCCGGTACCATTGCCACGGCGGAAACCGGCATCGAGCTCGTGCAAGACTCGCTCGTCTATGGCGTGCAAGACCTCGCCGCTGCGCTCACAGAAGATGTGCCGGATGTGGACTGGAGCAAGGAACTTGCGGGCACCTGGGCGCAAGCCCCGGAAATCTTTTTGACCCTGCTTCCGCTGGCCATCCTCGGGGCCGCTGGCGGGCTGTCGCAAGAGTCGCGCAATGCGGCTTTTGCCAGCGCCAGCACCACTGAGCTGCAAGCCTTGGGCATCACAGCGGATGGCATTGCCGCCATCCGTGCGGCAGAAGGTCCGGCATCACTCGCCACCGCCGTGGATATCGCCATGGCCACCCACGACCCCAACACGGAAGAAGCGAAAGCGGCGGTGGAGGCGCGCAAGGTGGAACTGGCCAGCCAACGCCAAGCCAAGACCGACCTCGGGCGGCTCGGCTACTCGCCCCCGACGATGACCCAGACCAACGAGGGAATCTTTGTCTTTGATGCGGATGGTAAGGAACTCGGCGTGTCGCCTGACCTTTCCGGCGCACTTCGCATCGCCCGCGCCCACACCGTCGCACTGGATAACCTAAAAGCGGATCAAATCGCCGCGCTTGGCTCACTCATGGAAGCGGCCAAGGCAGCGGTGGCGCTGGATCCTGCGTCCACGCTGGAAGTAAATCTCGGGGAGTTTGACCCATCCCATCCAACGGCCCCATCTGCTGCCCGCTATGCTGCGCAAATCGCGCTAAAGGAACAGGCGGAAGGCGGCACCGGCGACATCGCCCGCTCCGTGCTCGGTTATTCAAACACTGATTTTGCGTTAGGAATGAGACAAACCGTCAATCGGCTGTTTAACGGGGCGTCAGTGACGGAGGTTTTTCACGAAACTTTCCACGGTATCCGGCGCGGCGCACGCAAGCTCGGCACCATCACCCGCGCTGATGAGATTGCCCTGCTTCGTTCGTTGGATACCGTGCTGGCAGGAAAGACGACCAAGGACGGCGTGCAACTGCGTTTTATCCCTGAGGGAATCACCGATGAGCATATCAACAGCGGTAACGTGCCCGTGGAATTGATTCCAAAAGGGTTCAAAGGAACTCCGGCACAATACATTGAAGCCATGCTCGATGAGGCGTTTTCTGAAATTGGGGAAATGGAACTGCTCCGCACTCGCAAGAAAGACGGGAAGGGCAAGTTTGGCCTCACTCGCGGCGTGATTTCTCGCAACCTCACCGCGCTGGCCAAGCTCATGCCTGGCACGATTGGCAAGTGGGTCGCATTCATGCAGGCTGTCCGCACCCGCTGGGGGCTGAGTCTTTCCCGCGCCATCGCCATGAAGAAGGCGGAGCGCGACGGCACCTTTGACAAGGAAGGCTACGACGCCTACCTCGACAAGCTGCTCGGACTCGACCAGCAAACCGAACACGACGCCGCCGTGAGAAAGGAATTTGACCGCATGATGGGCGGGCACGATGCTGACATGGAAGCGGATGACATTCCGTTTTCGATTGGTCGGGCAGACCGCCCGTTTTTCAGTGCCTCCAATGTTCGGGACCTGCGCCACGACAAGACGGCGTGGCTGGATGCAGGGGCGGACCCGGAGCGAGCGAAGGAAATCGTCTCGAAGTATTACAAGACGGCGGCATTTGCCGGGATTCCGCGTGATGCGGTGTTGCTTCCCATGCCATCGACCAGCGGGCGGAACATTCTACCTGATGCACTGGCAAATCGAATTTCCAAAGATTTTGGGCAAGCGATTGAAAAGCGGACGGTGGGCATAGCGAGGGCCAAGGGGGAAGCGAAAAACAAGCGGACGTTTTTTAAGAAGGAAGCGGACCCGGTAGCATTCGAGCCCGTGGCGAAAGTTATTGCCGATCTCCAAGGCAAGCGGGTATTTATCACCGAGGACGTGCACAACACCGGCGAAAGCTGGATTGCCTTTGCCCGGATGCTGATGGACAACGGCGTGGAGGTGCTGGGCGTGGCGACCTTGGTTTCCACTGAGCAACGGATCACCAAGCCAAGGGACATCGAGCGACTTAGTGAAAAGGTAGCTGCTGCCACCGGCAAAGGCATTGACGAAGTGCTGCCAGTGATGCACTCTCTTTTCGATGGCACCTTCAAGCAACTCTTCAACAAAGCCGAAGCCGAAGTCAGCCGAAGCAACACCCGCCGCAATGCCGAAAACAGCGCCAAGCTTATCGATATCGCATCTTCCGGCCGACGTGCAGGAGCGTATTCTAACCCGTTACGAGGTGGCGGAGAAAGCGCGGGCGGCATTCTGGGCGACGGTGGACTAGATCAAGGGACGTTTCCGTTTTCGATTGGCCGCTCCACGGTCACCCCCACGCCGCAAACCCAGACCTTCCCAGGCGCGGAAGGCTCGCCGAGTGTCATCGGCCCGGCAGCGTTCTCCATCGGTGCCTACCACGGCACGCCGCACAAGGTGGACAAGTTCAGCACCGACAAGATCGGGACGGGAGAGGGAGCGCAGGCGTTTGGCTGGGGGCTGTATTTTGCAGTAAATCGGGAAGTTGCGAAATCTTATACTCAACTGCATCCAGAATTCAAGAAACTACGTGATGCGGGATTTAGTGCTGACAGACCCGCGTGGGTGGCGGGTCAGATGAATGCTAAAGTTTCAGATGAAGATATCTTGGACGGTCTTTCTATTTTGGATGAGACGCTTACAGAAGCGCAAGGCTTGGCACTACTTCAACAAGGGAGAGCACGCCTTGCTATTGCGGAAGCTGCTGCCAACCTCTACACCGTCACGCTTGACGTGAACGAGGAGGATCTGCTGGACTGGGACAAGCCGCTGAGTGAACAGAGTGAGAAGGTGAAGGCAGCGCTTGGCATAGATGAATCCGAAAACGATGCATTGCGGGCGAAGCTGAAAGAACTGGAGGGCCAAATCAATCCAGAGACTTTTGAAGAAAGTCAGCTGCAAAGCGACATTGCAGCAATTGAAAGAAAGCTATCCCGATGGAATGTAAACGTGCGGGATTTTTACGAAGCGCAAGCGAAAGCAAACCGCCAGGATAAGGTTGGAATGCGGGCCATTTCGGGTGACAACTCCGCGAAGGTTTCCATGGGTTTGCTGGCCAAGGGCATCCCCGGCATCCGTTACCTGGATGGAAATAGCCGGGATGGCGGAAGCGGCTCTTACAACTATGTCATCTTCGACGAATCCAAGATCAAGATCACGGAAGAGAACGGGACGCCAATGGAGATGGGCGGGGAGGGTTCCTTTTCGATTGGCTCATTCCACAAGTCACTTCTTGACACCATCGGGGAAGAGGAACTACGTTTGGAACAGCCTAAAACTTCCTATGAAGACAAACGCCAACTCCTACTCGAATTCTCGAAAAGCATCCTTGAAGGGGATGCCCGTGAAGTTGCCGCCACCACCGAAGGACTGGCTCAAGAACGGGATTTACGCGGACGAATCGGAAACGCGGCCATCATACGGCAACGCCTCGCCAGCGGTCTTGAAACCGATCTCCAAGTAAGGTTCATTGGCGAAACGATTGGCTCGCCGGAGGAATTGGCAGTAAAAGCCCAAGCCTTGAGAAATCCGCGTTTTGAAACATTCTATCTGTTGGCTACCAAGCGGCGGACCAAACGCCACAAAGGCGGGGAAGGCTATCAGATTCTTGATTCCATGGCGATCACTTCGCGGGTTCCTACCTCGGCGGCGGTATTTGCGGGCGGGAAAACCATTGAGGAAGGGCTGGCGGAGCATTTGGCATTTTTACAAGCCGCCAAGGCTGACAGTTATTTTTTGATTCACAACCACCCAAGCGGTGATCCTAGCCCATCAAGGGCGGACTTAAGAGTCACGCTCCTCCATTCTGAGGAAATGAAGAAGCATGGGATTAGAATGGTGGATCATGTAGTGATTAATCATTCATCTTTTGCGACGATTGACGAAATAGGAGTGGTGAATGATCATCGCATTCCACAGTATGCCTTGCGTGAAGTAGGCAAAGAAGTTGATCCGTATGCGTGGCCAAGTCGCTTGATTGACAAGGTAAATGATCTTGGGCGCGAAGCATTGAGTCCTGACCAGGTTGCATTGATTGCTCGTGACATCGAAGGTGACAGGGAAAACCCGAATCATATTTTAGGATTTATTACCACGGCAAGAGGGGCAATCGCCTCAACATTTACCGGGTCCGCGATTGATATTTTGCAAATCACCAAAGACCAATTGGCTTCTTACACGTTAAGTCAAGGGGGAGCATTTTTGATGCTCCATGCGAAAGCATCTTCCAAACTGGAAGCAGAGCGGATGATTAACAAATTCCACGGCATGAACAGGGACAATATGCTCACTGACATGATCGTGGACTACGTCGATGAAAAGGGCCGGAATTGGTATGAATCAGGCATGGAGACGGGTCTTTATTCAGCGACGCCCGCTTTCTATGGATTGGAAAGCGGTGTTGTTGGCGAGCGAGTTCAGGAAGATTCCGGCAGCTTTTCGATTGGCGGGCGTTACGCCACTTTCAACTTGCGCACTGACGGACCCACGCTTTATTACAAAAGCGCTACCGGAGTTCTTTTTCCAGACGGACATGAAATCCAAACGTACACCGCCCCCCCCGAACTCCGCTCAGATGAAAATGCCGGATGGTGGGGCCGATTGTTGGCTGACGATGGACCCACCGATTTACCAGCAAAACGGGCAACCGCTGCCCGAGTGGCCGGAACTGGAATCATCGACCAAATTTCCCGACACGCGGAATCGGCTGATCAACAAGCCCCGTTTTGGGAATGGCTGCAAGACACCCTGAATGGGCCAGATTTCAAGAGCATCGACCCTCTCGATGTCATGGATGCGTTGGTGGAACAGCTCCAGCTTGACTTGCCAGTCACGGAAAAAAGCGCGGTGGCGGATCAACTGCATTACGTGCCGATCGACGACGCGGGAACGGTGTTTGTGGCGGATAACTCCACCCAGGAATATTCCTTTGGCACGTTACCCACCCAGGCGCAGATTGCCGAGGCTCGGGCGGTAAATGAATCGGACCCTACGACGTATCCCGCCTTCTCCCTCGGCCCTGCCCAGGTCGCGGGCATCCTCTCCGACCACGCGCTTGCCCGCATCGACGACCCCCGGCGGCGCACCTACGTCATGTCCCGCATCGCGCGGGACTTCAACACCATGCGCTTGCAAATCGAGCGCATGACGGCGCTGTCCGGCATCCGCCGCAGCAAGGGCGATCTCCGCCGCGAAGCGATGGCCCGCGAGGAACTGGCAGCGGAAGAGAAGATTGCGCTCATTCACCAACGGTTCGGCGCACTCATGGCGGACGAGGATCTGGCAAAGATCAAGAGCCAGCCCGTCCACGCTTTCCTAGCAGACCCTACCACGCCCCTGCGCGGGCGGCTCAAGAGCAAAGCCGCCGCCATCCGCGAGCATCCCGAGATGTTCCAGCTCCACCGTGCCGGCGACTACGACGGCAGCGACGGCGTTTCCCGCTCCGTCTTCGGCGGTCAGAGAATGCCGGACCAAGCGGCGCAAGAACTCTATGATGAGGGGCTCATCAAGGAACCCACCGCAGACGCCCTGTGGGAAGCCCTGCTCGTGGAGCAAAAGACGGTGGCGAGCATGAAGGAACTGCTTGTCATGGCTCAGGAGCAAATCCGCGAGGCCAAGCTCGAAGCGAAACAAGAAGCCAACGAATGGCTTGCCACCCAGGGCAAGGATCAAGAGGTGAATTTCTCCGACAAGGAGGAAATCCGCCGATCGCTTCGCATGCTCGACGCCATCTTGCTCGCGCTGCCCGCAGAGATTCGCGGGAAAATCGGTGGCTACACCCAGATTTCCATGATCGGCACGGACGCCGCCCGGCTGGCCTACCTCAAGGACAAGCTGGCCAAGGCCGACAAGGAACTTGAAACCTTCCTCCGCGTGGAATACGCCAAGGAGTGGGAAGAGCTCCTCAAAAAAGCCGCCCCAAAAACGAACGAGGCAGGCCAGCGCCCCACCGGCTCCATTGCTGCGGATGCTTACGACATCTTCCGCGTGGCGGAGTGGGCCATGGGGCAATCCTTTGTGGTGGGTGAAGCGGAAGCCGACAAATACGATGCCATTGCCGACAACCCCGACACGGAAATCAAAGACGCCGATCTCGCGCGCGTGAAGGCCCAGATGATCCGGCTCACCACGAATTGGCCCGCCGCCGATGCCGCCCGCCGCGAGCAAGCCGTACTGGAAGGGGACAAGATTTATTTCGGCGGACTCCAAGCCCTAGCCATCGAGAACAGCCGCCGCCGTGAGCGCCTTGGCAAGCTCCGCACGTCTGCCATCAAGGGCACCGGCAAGACCGGTGCCCGCATGGAGCGGGAAGCGGCCAAGCAGACGGACGCCACCAAGGTCGGCAGCATCAAGGCCATGTCCTGGGAGTTCCTGAGCTTCGGCCAGCTCGTCAATGTGCTGTTCGGTGAGAAGTCAGACGCCGCCCAGTGGTTTTCCGGCCGCGAGCTCGCCGCCAGCAATGCCGCCTTCGATGGCTTCCAAGCCAAGGCGAACAGCCTGGAATCTCTGTTCGACACGCTTTCCGGCAACCGTTTCGACGGCGAGAAGCTCCGCCACCGCATGGCCACCAGCCAAACGATTCAGGTGACCGATGCGCTCGGAGTCCAACAAGCCTTCAGCGAGGCCTCCGCGATCACCTTCCTGCTCATGTGGCGGCAAGAGGACGGCAAGCGCCACATGCAAGGCATCATCAGTGAGGAAACCGGTGCCATCGTTTCGAATTGGGGGTGGAACGATGACTCCGCCGCATCCATCGAAAGCCAGCTTTCCCGCGAGGGCAAGGCCGTCATGGCCTTTCTTGGCCAATCCTACGGCGAGGAATACGAGCGGATCAATGACGTGTTCCGCCGGATCTGGAGCGTCTCCATGCCGCGTCACAAAATGTACGCGCCGCTTTCCATCAATCCGAAGCAAGGCAAGGCAGACACCATCATGGACCCGGTAAGCGGCGACACCATGGGCGCGGGCATGACACCCGGCAGCCTGAAAAACCGGAGCTTTTCGGCCATCGCGCAACCGGAATTCAAGGATGCCTTCCAAGTCTTCCTCACCCACGCCCGGCAGATGGAACACTTCATCGCCTACGGGGAATTTTCCCGCGATGCCCTGGGCGTCATCAACCGCTGGGAAACCCGCTCCGCCATCCTTGCTGCGGGTGGACAAGCCGCCGCCACCACGCTCTCGAAATGGATCGACTACTTCGCCCTCGGTGGCGTGCAATGCGCAAACATTGGTAGTCAATGGGGACGGAAAATCAACGGCATGCTTGGCAGAATCTCCCAAGCCGCGCTGGTGGGCCGCGTCTCGGTGCTGGCCATGCAGTCGCTGCAACTTGCTGCCGCGTCCTTTAAGATGCCGCTGGGGGCATTCCTCACCCGCTTTGCCAAGCTCTCTGCCGGGCGGCTCGGCTGGGGGGATGCCATCAATTCGGACTACATCCAGCGCCGCGCCTCGCAAATGCCGCCGCTCGTGCGGGACATGTTGCAAGGCATGGGGGCGGGAACTCCGAACCGTGCCAAGTTCCTCGCCGCAAAACTCGGAGAAACCATCTCCGGGGCGGATGCGCTCTTCACTGCGGGGACCTATGCCATTTTTTACGACTACCATCTGAAGATCACCAAGGACGCCGCCGCCGCCCACCGCGAAGCCGAGCGCCTCACCGATCAAGTCGCGCAACCCACCCGCACCGGCGCGCGCTCGTGGCTGGAAGTCGCCAACCAAGGCAACCCCGCCTTCCGCGCCATTTGGAACTTCTCCAGCGATCCACGCCAAAAAGGGTCCCTGCTGGTTTACGAAGCCATGCGCCGGGACACCTCCGGCTTGGACAAGGCGGGCAACGTCGCATTCACCGCCGCCAAGGTCTGGATCATCGGCGGCATCCTTGCCACCCTGCTCCGCGCCATCAGCCGCGATCTTCGCAATGATGATGATGATGAAATTTTTGACGAGCGCTACTGGAGCCCAGGCCGCCTTGCGCTCATGGCTGCCACCGGACCGCTCAGTGCGGTGCCATACCTCGGCGGGATGGTGGAAGCCTCTACATGGGCCGCGACTGGCCAATTCATGCCCAAGGGCGGGATGCTGAATTTTGTCGAAGACGCCGCCGCGCTCCCGCTCAAGTGGAGCAAGGGCAAGGTCGAGCCGCTCAAGGATCTGGAAACCCTCGCCACCGGCGGGGCGGGCTTCTCTGGCACCTCTGCCGCCGCCGCCTCCGCCCTCCACATCATCCGCGATGTGGTCGGCTTCATCGAGAACCTTGAAGGTCCGGATTAACGAACCTGTCCGCCTGTTCAATTCCCGCGCCCGCGCCTGCCCGCTAGGTTTGGGCAATGATTGGCACTACCACCAACCACGCGGAATACGCCGGCAATGCCAGCCCTGTGACGGCCTACATCATCCCGTTTCGGTTTGATGCCGCCTCGTGGGTCAAGGTCACTGTCAAGAACGCCCTCGGCGAGATCACCGACCTAGAGCAAGTCACCGACTACACCTTGGGCGGCAACGGAGCGAGCGGCACCGGCACCTTCACCACTGTTGCCGCCGTCCCCGCGACCTCCACCGTCACCGTGTACCGCGAGACGCCCGGCATTCAAACGCTTTCGCTGCCCCCCAATACCCCGCTTCCCGCCACGGCCATGGAAGCCGCCCTCGATCGACTGGCCATGGCCGCCGCCGACAAGGTGACCCCTCGCCAGCTTGCCGCCATTCGGTTTTTAGGGCAGGACGAGCTTGAGAATTTGCTAAATGGCAAGGCCCCGCTTGCATCGCCGACCTTTACGGGAACGGTAAGCGGCATCACCGCCTCCATGGTAGGACTGGGCAATGTAAACAATACGAGCGATGCGAACAAGCCAGTCTCCACCGCGCAGCAGAATGCTATCAACCTAAAAGCGAACCTCGCTTCGCCTGCTTTGACTGGCACCCCGACTGCCCCCACGCCAGCGCTGGATGACTCGTCCACCAGACTTGCGACCACTGAGTTTGTAAAAGCGCAAATGGATTCATCTGGCCCAGCGGCTTCCGACCAGCCATTGCTCCCATCTGGGGTGCTAGTCACCGGCATGATGGTAGATGGCGAGCCGATCGAGCTAGACTGCCCTCTTTTCTCGCTCAACAACGATGGGCGATATGGGTACGGATTTCGTCAGTATCCCGCAGCAGGCGTCTACGCATACTGTGATGTCGAAGCTAACTATGATGTTGATGATAATAATATCATTCCCAACAGCCATCACTGGACCATTGAGTATTATGTTTCTGTTGCGGGGACGTTAACTAACTACTTCAAGTTTCGCTCCAACATCGTAGTTGCAAGCCCCGATTTGGTCGTTACATGGACGCTCGTAGAAAAAAGCGCGAATGTCACAGGCACGCCAGTAGTCGTGGCAAATAAAAAGTTTCTCCCTTACACTTTTGAAGAATGGTTAGGCGGCAAGCCGGTGTCTTCAGCCTGGAACAACGGCACCTATCCTCTATTCGAGGAAGAGAAAGCGCGGGTGCGTGAGAACATTGGTGTGGCTGCCCTGCTGAGCACCAAGCTCGATCTTTCCGGTGGAACGCTCGACGCCAACGCGACTGTCACTGCGTCCACGGCCACAACCTCCTCGCTCTTCGCTGGCGACACCTTTGGTGTCGAACTCTCGGTCAACCCGTCCGAGAACGCGAGCTTGCAGTACAACGGCCTTCAGGTGCAGAACTTTGCTGGCACGATGGCGGTGACGGCCTCTGGCCTGACCTTCCCGAACTCCAGCACGCAGACCACCGCCTTCCCAGGCTTCAACAATGCCGCGCTGACGGGCAACCCGACCGCCCCGACTCCTGCCACCTCGGACGACGACACCTCCATTGCGACGACCGCTTTCGTCAAAGCGCAAGGTTTTCTGACATCAGCACCAGTTTCATCCGTGGCAGGCAAGACGGGTGCCGTCACGCTTGCCGTGGAGGATGTGAGTGGTGCTGCGCCGCTTGCCAGCCCCGCGCTGACGGGCAATGTTACGATCGAGTCGAACTCGACTTCACCTGCCCTCACCATCCAGCAAAACGGCACCGGCGATGTCGTGCAGTTCAAGGACGTTGCATCGGACACGACCTTCACCTTCATCAACGCCGACGGCAAGCTCACCACCATTCCTTGCGTGACCGCCTCCGCTGGATTCAACATCCCGCACGGCACGGCTCCGACCAGCTTCGTGGACGGCGACATCTGGACGACGACCGCTGGCCTGTTCGCCCGCATCGCTGGCTCAACCAACCAGATCATGGACTTGACCACGACGCAAACCGTTGCTGGCAACAAGACCTTCGCGTCCGCCAATCTTATCTTTGGAAGCTCTACGGCGGCTGGCGTGATTGCCATCGGCAACGGCGCAACTGTCTCTGGCTCGACCAAGACCGTCAACATCTTGACGAACGGTTTAACTGGCTCGACCAGTGCCATGGGGATTGGCCCTGTGGCTGGCATCTCGACCATCGACATCGGCCCAAGCACCGTCAACTCCACGCTCGGCCTCGCCACGGGCAACAATCTAACTGGTGCAACCAAGACCGTAAACATCGGAACCGGTGGAACTACTGGGACCACGGCCATCAACATCGGCGCGACCGCTGGTACGACTATCACTGTCAACGGCTCGACGACTTTCACTGGGGCTTCGCAGAACCTCGGCAACAGCACGAGCACGACCAACATCTTAGTGGGAACCGGTGCGACTGTCTCTGGCCAGACCAAAACGGTCACCATCGGCACGAACGGCCTCTCAGGCTCGACGACGACCATCACCATCGGGTCGGCTAACGGCTCGACCACTACCATCAACGGCGCAATCAACTTTGTCGGGCCGATGACGGCGACAATCAATAACCTCACGCTCGGCAATGGTGTGGGGGATGCCTTGTTGGCGTTTGGTACAGGTGCAACCGCCACTGGTCTGACCAAGGCTATCACGATCGGCACGAACGGCCTCTCAGGCTCGACGACGACCATCACCATCGGGTCTACGGCTGGCACGTCCACGACCACGCTCAATGGATCGACGACGCTCGCGGGCGCAGCAACACTTAGCGGGGCGACCACAGTAGTCGGAGCCGCATCATTCACCAACGCCGCCCGACCTACAGCACCAAATGTAAGCGGATCGCCAGAGGCAACAAGTTTGATGACGCGAGATGATGCAGATACTCGCTATGGCACACCATACAACCTGCGAGTGCTGACAGATGTTTCGGCAACATCGCTTTCTAATGTAAATAGCAGTGACACAATCACTCTCCCTGCTGGGACATATTTCTTCCAAGGCAATATCGTTGGTCTAACTGCATCAACAACTGGTGGCATCAATGTGACATTTTATACGTTCTCAGATACTAATACAACTGGCAGCGTTGTATTTCAAAGTTCATCTAACATCGGAACTGGATCTGCTGCAAATATGACCCCGAGAAGCGGTTCGTCTTTATTCCAATACGTAGCAACTGCGTTTGCAGATGCTCCTTTGAAGGCTTGCTCAGCCATATTCAGCGGCACGGTAACTTTCTCAACATCCCAAACAATTACTCCAAGGGTGAGTCAGCGGAGTGTGGCAGATGCAACCAATGCCGCAACACTCAAAGCTGGATCAATGGTTCGATTCATCAAAATCGCATAACACTCATGTACACCTCAATCACTCCCGCCTTCCGCGCTGCCGCTGAAATCGAACAAGTCACTGGCGACACGATCTCGTTCGTCGAAGCTCGTCTCAAGAACTTGTACGAACTTGCTGCTGACCCTGCGGTGCTCGAAGTGTTTGGCACGAATGCAGTGGCAGCGTTGACCGCCTACTCCGCGTTCTTGCAAGCACTGACGGTGGTAAAACCAAACCACACCGCTCCTGCGTTCGATCTTGCGATCTTCCAACCCCAACCGGACGGCAGCGTGGTTTACGTCGCGCCAGAATTAGTCGTGGAGGTGCCTCATGCCGAGTCTCCTACTCAGATCATCGCCTAAACTAGCAAATCAGAAATCACATGCTCGAAATACCCATTGCCTGGATGCTCGGCACTGTCGGGTTGCTGTCATCGACCATTGCGACGTTGGCCGCGATCATGTGGCGGTTCTTGGTTTCTCGTCTGGAAGCTCAGGACAAACTCCTTGCCGCCCAAGTGGCCACCATCGAAAAACTCCAGGACGAGGTCGAGCGCATGGGGAACGGCTGCGGCATGGTGGAATGCTACTGGAAATTGCGCCGCTGATTTTTTTGCAATCAACCCAACAAATTACAGATAATATCCATGAAATTAATTCTCTTAGGCTATCTCAAACAAGAATCCACCTGGCGCGGGATCATTCAAATTGCTACCGCCGCCGGAGTTGCTCTAAACCCAGCCCAGGCAGCGGCCTTGATAGCGATTGGCACGGCACTGGTGGGGGTTATTAACACGTTCAAAAACCGCTAGGCGATGAGCACCCTCGCCGAAGCCATTGCCACCATTGCCGAATCCCAAGTGGGCGTCCGCGAAACTAAAAAAAATGGCGGCACACAAATTGCGGAGTACCAGAGAGCGACCTGGTTGCCAGTGGGCGCATGGCCGTGGTGTGCTGCCTTCATCTGTTGGGTGATTATGTGGGCGATCCAAGGACGGACTATTTCCTTTGACCGCCCGGAAACCGCCGGTGCGTGGGATTTCGAACGTTGGTGCCGCAGCGTCGATAAAACCGTAAAACTCCGCAAACCAATCATGGGCGACGTTCAGCGCGGGGACGTGCTCGTGTTTAGTTTCAGCCACATCGGCATTGCCACGGGCCCGCCAGACGCCAACGGAGACGTGCCAACGGTCGAGGGCAACACCAATGGCGAAGGCAGCCGCGAGGGTGATGGAGTTTATCGCAAAACTCGCCACCTGACCAAAATTCGTAGCCGGATTCGGTTCAGCGGGTAAAAACAAACCCCGCTTATTCTCGCTATGGCACCTCGATTTGATCGGAACACTGTCGGAACAGTTAGGAAAAAACCTATATAAAATAAGCCTTTTAATCAAATATATTGCAGGTTCGAACCCTGCAGCGTGCACCATGCTTAGAGGGTGGGGAACCACCAGTAACCGGAGACGACAAGTAGGACTTGAAGGCGGATGGCGTCGGCGTAGTAAGCTTGGGTGGGCCCGAAGTCACCACCAGTGATCGAGGTCCAGAGGCGGTTGAGCCATTGCGGGTCGTCACTTAGCATCGCGTCAACGGCGAAGGGGGCGGTGAACGCGAGGTCGTTGTAGTTCCCGAAAACGGGGACGTTTGGGCCGTTGGTGACCCAGTAACCGGCTTTGATGTTGCGCGGTTGCTTATCGGTCGTGCACGAAATCCAGTTTGCCATTTTCACTTGCGGATCTTTGATGTCTGGCTTGCCTGTTAGAATGTAGGCCATTGGTAAGCGCCATGGGATCCGGCACGCGTTGTAGAAACAGTCTCCGTCGTGAGGGGCTTCGAGGTATTTGTGAGTCACCGGAATATAGTCGGACCCGGATTTCACATAGAAATCAGCCATGAGGCCGGTTTCACCGCTGCCATTTGCAAACTGATGATTCACGATGGTGGTGACGCGGTTGTAGACCTTCATCCAATCGGCTGCGTGCGTGGTGTCGAAGTCGGCGTAGGTTAACAGGTGGTCGACCATGTAATCCGACGCGCGCGAGTGTGGCGTTGCATCTTGGGAAGCCCAATCGCCGGGGAGGATGGTTGAATCGGTTGTTTTGACACAGTAGGTGAGCAGGTCTGATAGGACTCGCAGTGCTTCATTCTGGTAATGGATCGGCCCGTTTGATCCCCACTGGCGGTCAGCGAGGATCAGGGCGTAGGCGATGTCCATGTCGCCATCGGTCGCTGAATCTGCACCCGAGACATTGTGCAT